CTGTATCATCTCCAGTCGTAGCCTTTACTTTCTTATCATTTAGTAAACTATTAAAGATATCTTTTGCTGAATCTTTCATATTAAATCTTCCTCTTTTTCTATAGCTTTATCTATATTTCGTTTTTGTATTGCTTCAGCCCACGCCATGCATACTGCACCACACTGAATTAATTCATTATATAAGTCATGTGTATTCTTTTCGTATACTTCTTTAGCTACTTCTCCAAACTCTTCAGCTAAAATTACAGTCCAATGTTCATCCGTGTGATGCATTTGCTCACCCCATTTATCTTCTTGTGACTCTCTTTCTGCTAAGAACTGCTCAGTAACTATAGCTCTTACATGCTCAAGCTCCATCCTTCTTCTTACCTTTCTTTAGAACATTCCTAATCTCACCATCTACCTTATCATGTACTACTTGATAGGCTTTATCTAAAGTTAATCCAGCTTCCTCTAATTGTTTATCTATTGGTAATTCAGTATCAATGTCATGTATTTCCATATCCATTCGTGCATACTGATTAGTATCTAATGGACCTACTCTAAATGTAAATCCTAATTTAAGTCCGACTTTCGCCATTTGTTAGCTCCTTTGCTATTAGCATCTCTATATATTGTTTTGCTTTATATAGATCAGTGATGCCATCTTCTTTATATCTCCACCTTGTTATATATTTTACCACATTTCCCTCTGCAAAACCCATCTGATTGTCATGTATATAATCAAAAGGTTCTATGTCAAACTGATAATGAACGGGATCTGTTTTTTTATTTATATCTTCTTCATCACTTAAACCGGGTATTGTAATATCATCAGTATCTATTGTTAATATATCTTCTTTGTTATACGCTTCTGTAAAACTATATTTTTTATTTTCTTCTTCAGGTTTATCTGGTGTTTTTTCTACTATTTCTTTTATACCCCACTTTGTCATTTGCAAGTATTCTTCCCATGATAAATGTGAATAGTTTTTATTATAATCATTCCACATACCTTGTGTAAAATCATAAGGGGCTTTTGGGTTTTCCCATCCTGCTGCTGCCATTTAGTCCTCCTCTATAGGTTCTATTGGTGTTAATAAGTCTTTCATAATTACAAATATAGGAGTTCTATCTCCCATCCACGCTCCTTCAGTGTTATATTCAAAATATTCAACTGCTTCCATGTATGCTTCATCCCCCACATCCTGTACAACTTTAAGTTTTTCTTCCGCATTCATTTTTTTAAACTTGTATTCTTTCTTTTTTTCGTTATAAAAGTCCCTAGCAATTATTTCTATTGCTTTTTCTCTATCGTATACAGCATAAGGTCCATTAAACTGTTGATGTCCTAAACCTATAAAAGCTTCTTTAAGTCCATCGTAGTATATAACTTCATCATCATTTTCTTCGCAATGGAATATATCTTTACTAGACATCTTTTTCCCTACTCTTTCTTAACTTGTTTGCTTTTTGTTGTTGTTTTTTTACACTTTTAGGTACGAACTCTTGTTTTTCCCTGTATGTAGCAAGAGTATCATCTTTTTGTAATTGTTTTTTAAAACGTCTAAGTAGTTTTTCAAACGCTTCGTTTTTTCGTGCCGTTACTTTCATTTAGCTCCAGTCTATATGTTCTTCTAGTTTAAAAATATTTGTTTCTTTTTCATCTGCATCTTTTTTTATCGCCCATGATGGATCACATATCTCCATGTCCACCTCTAATGGGATGTTTAGTGTGTTAGCTATCATCAATTCCTTAACTTTATCGGCTACTTCATCAAACTCATCATCATGTATTTCACATATTATCTCATCGTGTACTTGCAGAAGTAGATTACTCTTCTTATTCTGTAGGTATTTATGTACTTCAACCATTCTTTCACTCATAATGTCTGCACTTGTACCTTGAATTAAATAATTTACACCTCTATATGCAAAATCAGCTGGTACTTTATAAATTCTATTGTACCTACTACGCACTGTCCCCCTAGTTTTAATAGTTCTAACCACCGCATCAAAAAATCTCTTAGATCCTTTCATATTATTAAGATATGTTGTCTTGTAATTAGCCGCTTCAACAGGTGTGGTGTTAAGTTGCATAGATAATTTATCTCTTCCTATACCATATATAACTCCAAACGTAATTGATTTAGCTAATTGTCTAAAAAACTTAAACTGTGGGTCAGATTCTTCAATATTAAATGCAATTTTAGCCGCCTCCCCGTGAAAGTCTACGTTTTCTTGCTTCATAAGTTCATTCATCTCTTCGTTATTAACATAATACATAAATACACGTACTTCCATTTGTGAATAATCATATGCAACCATCTTATATCCGGGTCTTGGTATAAATAAATGTCTTATTGCCACTTGTTTTGGATCATATTGATTAAATTTGTCTCCACCCAAGAAACTCCATGTTTTTATAACATCATCCGTCAATTCTGTCCGTGAATTACCACCCTTACTAGAAATTAATGCGGCTACCCTATCCTTTATATCAACTTTATCACTCTCTGTCAGCTCTCTATCATCTACGTATACTACATCTCTAGGTATATTCTGCAAGTTTGGGTTACGAGATGATAGTCTACCTGTTACTGTACCCCAATTACAGAAGTTAGTATGTAAAACTGGCATCTCTAGATAGGGTTCTATGTATGTTGAACTATATTTTACGAGTGTTCTATATTGTCTTATCATACCTGCGAGTGGATTATTAAGTTGTACCAATACTGCTTCATTCCACGCCTCTGCACCCGTGCCTGTTCTGGCTGGGGAATGAACTCCCATGCCATTAAATATTTCTCCGATTTGTTTAGGACTACTAATATTAAATTCTTGTCCAGCTAATTTGTGTACCTCACTTTTTAGATCACTAATTCTTTTAATCATCTTTTCATATGCAACTTTAGCATATTGGTTATTAATAGGTACACCACGTTTTTCCATGTCATATAATGCTTTAGTTAGCTCACACTGAAATTGAAATAGTTCTGATTGTTTTGTCTCATCTAACTTTACAAGTCTATCTGTATATACTTTACGAGTCCATTCAACATCTTTTATACAATAAGGACCTAGAATAGATGGTGGAGCAAGAGAAAAATCCTTTGTCCACTTATTCTTCCTTAATACTTGTTTAGTATCTATATCATATTGACCAGCTTCATCACCATAAGTACGATTAATTGTGTCGGTCAAACTAAGTTGGTTTACTGTAGTTGGTTCAGTCATCCGTACCATAACTAACACATCAACAAGTTTCATATTGTTAATATTTACACCCTCGTTTTCTAAAAACTTAGCATCAAACTTTACGTTATAACCTATTAAAGTCTTACAATTAGTGTTTATGTAAGCAACTAAAGAGTCTAAATTTGCTTGTGATAGATTAGGTTCTTCAGATTGATGTCTAAATGGAAAATAAAAAGTATCATCTCCAGACATGTTTGTTAAACCTATACCACACAGTTGATTCATATTGTATGGATCTAAACCATTAGTTTCCACATCAATTATAAACTCTGGTGTATTAGGCAATGACCGTAGTGTGCTTTCAAATGTTTCTAGTGTTACTATCATTGGGCTAGGTAAGTCCTCCGGTAGGACATTAACCGAAGGACTTATAGTTATGGAGGTCCCCATTAAAAGGGCATATCATCATCGTCATCTACAGATACTGCTGTATCAGGTACAGATGTATCCACTGACGACCCACCACCATATCTCTGATCTAAGTAGTCTTTCATAGGCATTAGATTCTTAATCTCAGCTTGTTTATCTTCTGGTAGCTCTAGCTCTTTGTTAGTATTTGTAATCGTGTACGTAGTATCTATTGATGCTCCACGTCTTTTGACTGAAACTACAAACTTATCTAGGGTGCCTATGTCGTTGAATATATCTACGAGTTGTCCCCAGTTGCCATTACCTCTACCAAATTTCAAAGAAAATACTTTAAAATCTTGCACAGTTTCTTTATATTTCTTAACTCCTGTTGCACTTACTACTTCTTCCCAAGTATCAACTCTTTGCTCAGTGTGTATTATTGATTCAACATACGCCCAAATTGCAAATTTGTTACTAGGCAATCTTCTTCTGCCATCTTCCCATGACATTGCTTCAGTTGGTACAGCCTCAACAGGTTCACCGTCTACTACTAAAACTGATTTTATTCTTTTATCAGGACCGCTTTGGAACTCATACACATGGTATTGTTCTAAAAATGGATCATCTTCTTGACCTGTAGCTATGGGTTTCATAAAAACTTCATCGCCATCTTTCAGCCAAACTTCTTTGCCGCTGTTAGATTGCCCTGTCCTGCTAACTCTATTATTTAAATTATCTTGTATCATACTGATTCCAGACATAATATCCTCCTTACCAGTATTGTCTATTGTTTATTATATTATTTAGTATATCATAAGATCGGACATCTTGAACATCTTTGTATTCACTAGGTATTTCAATATAAGATAGCACGGTTTTATTCCGTAATCCATCACTTAATCTATCACTACCCCGTTGTCCTGCCTCATCATTATCTAAGCATACCACAATTTCTTTAGTTGGTAAACTTAATAATAATTCTGTTTGTTTTTTTGAGACTATAGCACCTAAAATGGACACTGCGTTAAATCCTAATTGACTTAACCACATAGCATCTAAAGGTCCTTCTGTTACACACACCATATCTGATGGTTTAACTAAGTGTTGCCCAAATAGTATGTGTGACTTTTTAAACCCTTTTGAGTATAAATATTTAGGTATCTGATGTTCTTGCCTAATAGCCCACCCAACTGTTCTCTCATCTTGATCTAACATTGGTATGACTAAACCATTACGACCTGTAACACCACAACCCCAGTTCCTCATACTACTTTTAGTAAATTCTCTATTGAATATCCACTGCGGTACAGCACCCAATTTATAAGGTATATCAATCTCAGGTAATACTGTATCATCTATATCATCATCAAGGTTAAATAAATCATCAGTTATTGTGGAGTTGTATCTACTTAAATAATCTGCTACCTGATAGTATTCCCAGTCTTTATATTCCTTAATAAAATTTTTTAAAGTTCCCTGCCCACAACCTGCGAAACATATCCATAAACCTTTATCTAAATTTATAGAACAAGATTCACTTGTATCGTGATGAAAAGGGCACAAGATAGATATTTGACTATCACCACTAGGAATATTTATATCTAAATCTAATAAAGCTTTGGTCCAATCTGTACTATTGCTGTTTGATTCGGTATACAAAACCATTTGACTCCTTCCAAAACTCTCCCATTTGTTTTGGGAATGTAGTTCCACACTGAAAACAGTAAGGATCATTTTTAACTAAACCTAATATAGGCTTAAGTAAAAGTGCATTAGGGTCAATAACAGTCAACCCTACATGTAATTTACCATCTGCAGAACATTTTCCACATCTATATTTTTTAGATAAACGACTCATTGCTCTCCTCAATCATTCCTTTGTCTACATCCCAAACAAATTCAGCATCCCTACCGCCTAAATCGCCGTCTCTATATTTTTGAAATGCTATTTCTCTTAACTTTGGCTCGCCCTCTACCATACACATAGACAGTGCTACATCAGATGCTCTTATCAAAGCATCACCAAATGCCACTTGACTTGCAGTTGGTTGTGTATACATATTAGCCGCATCTCTAGTTGCTTGAGTAGATGCTATTACAGTTGTATTTGTAGATAAAGCCATTGTTTTTAATCCATAAAATAGTGAGTGCGACTGTTCCCAAGCTGCTTTATTTGAGTCATGGGTAGATATTAAGTAAACACCATCAATTATTAATACTTGAGGTTTATACTTACGCACTAAATTAGTAATACTAGGTAATGATATACTATCTTCCCCGCTAATGTGGTCACATACTAATAAGTTTTTGAAATCAGTCTTCTGTAAAAACTCTTTGTACTTATCCTCATCTATTTTATGACCTGTTCGTAATGCTGTGTGTGATAATTCATAGCCAGTCGCGTGTCCTAATAACACATCCATCCGTAACGCTATTGATGCTGTAGGCATTTCAGTCGATACTAATAAGGTTCTATGCCCACTAAGTATCGCATCGGCTGCTAACTTACAACACAACCATGTTTTACCAACGGTAGGACGTGCATAAGCACTAATTAAATCTCCTTTTTGCCATCCTACACCTGTAGCGTTTACCATTCTAAAGGGTGTTCGGATACCTATTAAACCGTCCCCTAGTTGTCTAATCTTATTTTTCTTTTGCCACTCTTCATATCTATCCATATTTCCAGTGTCATACTGATTAACATCCGCATCGTGTAATATCTCTACATCATTTAAGTTATCCATTATTGAGCCGAGAGCTTTTTTAGGGTTTTCTCTAAGTAGCGTTTTATTGTTAGTAAAAGAATTAACAATATGTCTAAACATAACCTGTTTATTAAATTCAGTTAGTGCATAATTAAAATTAATTGATTGTGCTTCTGGTTTTAATGTATTAAACTTCTCTACTAATACTTCTGTCTTAGGGAACTCTTTATATTCATCAATGTGATCTTGTATAAATAAATATGCATCGGCGTGTTCTACAAAATCTTTTACACCGAAACCGAATTGTTTGTAATTACCAGCATCACACAATCCAAAAATGATGCCCGATTCTATAAAGTTATAATTTTCCAATACTATTTCTCTTCGTTAATTTTATTACGCAAAGACTTTTTTACTTTGTATATCGAGTAGTTTATCACAGTTTCTTTACCATTGACCATATTTGTTTTTGACAACTCTTTTAGGTTTTCTTCAATAGTTTTCATAGTCTTATTCATAAACTTATCTTTTAGGAATTGTTTTTCACCTTCATCAAGACTTAATGATTCTAAGTAATCTATAAATTCTACTTCATCTAAATTTTCATCTAATTGTTTTACAAAGTCACTTAGTTTATAACTACCTTCACCTGCTTCATCACTTGTAGTCGCATCTAAACTTTGACCATGTATTTTTTTACTAGATTGCATCCATAAAGTTTTTAATCTATTAACCATAGCTGTGTGTAGATAAGTATGAAATATAGCGTTTCTATTAGGTTTATATAATTTAGCTGCTTTTAAAACTATCATACGTAATTCTTGAGCTAAATCATCCCGATCATAACCTTGAACATAAATATTAGATAACATTCTATTTATTTTAGGCTCCCATTGTAGTATTAAGTCGTTATCTATTTTCATGTTTTGTTTTATTTTTCCTATATTTTTGATAGCACTCTGTACTACAGTATACGTTTTTAAGTTTTAACCTATGCCCCTGTCGCACTCTTTTTCTGCTTCTATAAAATTGTGTTCTACACCATGTGCATTTTAATCTTATTCGATTCCATGCGAAAGCACATGCACCCCTGTGTACTTTACCCCTACTTCGTTGATCTTTTGTGATTACTTCATCACATACTTTACAGTATATCACAGGTTTAGCTTGAGGTACGTTTGATGCAAGATTATTTTTTAATAAAACTTCTCTGGCATACTGTCTAGTTACGCCTACTTGCCTAGCAATTTCAGATGTAGACATGAAGTAATTTTTTTTCCGTAGCCGTATAACCTTATTCTTTGGCTTCATCTTCTAGTTTTTTTACTTTATCTGATAGCTCTTGTATCGCTTTAATTAATGGGGCTACAAATTCTTCATATCTTGCTCCGTAAGTGCTTCCGCCTTTGCTGATACCTGCGTACTGTTGGATGTCATTAATACCATATTTTTTTAAAACTTCAACAACTTCTTGAGCAATAATACCTCTATGGACTGCTCCTGTACGTTTAGGATTTACCCACTCGAAAGACACAGACCTTAAATCATTTATAAAATCTAACCCTAAATTGTTGTCTTTAATGTTTATTTTTTCTCTTGCATCGGATGCTGATACCGTAGTTGTTGCTGCAAATAACTGTTTCCATCTAAAATTACTACTACCAGTGCCGCCTGTAACAGTGCCTAAAGTATATTCATCATCTTCA